ACGGCGGCTTGCTGGTGGGGGTTGAGCCGCACGGCTGCGGGCGTGCTATTCTTGTCATGCATGGCGATCTCCTGCGTGTTTGGTCGCTGTGCTTGCCCCTGGTGCCCTGCAACGGCGCCGGGGGTTTCTATTAGTGTAGCACGTTCCGGCGGTGGGGCGCGGGTGTGCTATGGTGAGGCGAGCCCCCGGAGCCGTGTCACCGACCCCAGGGGCAGCACCGACAACCTTTCGTGGAGGCTCCGATGCTCGAAGTGAAGTGTATCTCAAACGGAAACGGTTGCCCTCATGGCTTCCGGTCCGCGATGAGGGGTAGGGACTCACAGACCATAGGTAGGGACTACCAGTCCCTATGGTGGTGTCTGACAGTCCCCAGGGTAGGGACTGTGAGTCACCCAAAGGAGACCACTGGAGGGGCCAACGGAAGTGAGCCCACAGAACAGGGCCGCCCTTGCCAGCAAGGGGGCTGTCGTGTTTGATGCAGATGGCAGTCTGGACACATGCGAGAACGGGCACAGTCTCGCAGCCATGAGCGGGATCCGCGACGCCTCGCTCCCATGGCACGCAAAGCTGGTGGCCTACACGCTGATCTCCCGCGCCAAACCAACGGATGAAGGCTGGGTGTGCTGGCCATCGCTGTCCCGTATCGCGAAGGACTGCGGGATCTCGCGGAAACAGGTGACGAGAGCGCTCGGCGTCCTCAAAGAGGAGGGGCTGATCGACTGGCGCCGAGGCGACTGCACCACATCCAACCGCTACTGCCTGGACTACCTCGCCATGGAGGCGAGGAAGGAGCCGGGGCGTGGCCGTGGGAGGTAGTGAGCCCACGGCCGCTACTCGCCCAGCCAATGGGTGTAGGCGTCGCCCAGGTCGGGCTCCGCCTTGCAGCGCAGGGCCCCCACGAAGTTGGCGATCCGCCCGTCCTCGACGGCAGCCCGGCACGCCCGCAGGAACCCCTCAACCCGGTCCTCGTCGATGGCCTCGAGCCGGTCGAGGATGACCATGGGGCACGGAGACCCGCTCGCCGCCGCGAAGGCATAGGCGAAGCTGGCAGCCACCAGGGCCCGCTCGCCGTCGGAGAGGCTGGCGAAGTGGACGCGCTTGTCCCTGACCTCGGCCCCGAAGTCGCCCTCATCCTCGATGTAGGCCCGGAGCGGGACGTCAGCGTCAGCGAGGAGCCTGTTGGCGTGGTCCAGGATGGGCCCGTAGGCCCCACGGGCTACCTCGGCCTGCAGCTCGGCCAGGGCCGCCTGGAGGTCCTTCACCGCGCGCCAGCGCTTCTCCGCCGAGTCACGCCGCGCCAGCGCCTGCTGGAGCGCCTGCTCCCCGCCCTCGTTCCGGGCCAGGGACTCGCCCTGTTTGCGGAGCTCCTTCTGCTCCTGCTGCAGGGCCGTCTGTCTGGCCTGGAGCGTGTCCAGGTCCCCGGCGGCGCCCTGGGGCGGGTCCTCCTGCTGGAAGGCCTGCAGGTCCAGTTCCGCCTCCTCGGCGGCCTTCTGGCAGCGCGTCAGCTCGGACTGGGCCAGGTCGCGCATCTCCTCGGCACGGACCAGGCTGGAGCGAGCGGTCTGGTGTTGGGTCTCGAGAGGGGCGATGTGGCGCTCCAGAACGCGGAGGCGCTCGCTGGCGTCGTGTTCTGCCTGCTCATCCCTCTCGCAGGCCTTGCGGGTCATCCTGCCGCGCAGCTGGAGCTTGGGCAGCTTGGCCGCCTCTTCGTCCACGCGGGCTTGGGCAGCGTCGATGCGGTCGCGGAGCCCGACGGGGTCCTCGTCGCCGCAGGCGCGACAGACGCCGCCGCCCACGTCATCGAGCAGGGCCTGCAGGGTGGCCACGGCCTCCTCGGCCCGACCCACGGTGTCGCGCTGGGTCTGGTAGCCCTGGAGGGCAGTGTCCAGCTTGGCCTTGCTGGCGGCGGCTTGCTCCTTGGCGGACGCTGTGGCCTTCTCTGCTGCGCCCAGCTTGGACTTGGCCTCGTCCAGGGACTGGAGGCCCTCCAGCCGCTCCTGGGCCTGCTGGAGGCGTTCACCGGCCTTCCTGGCCCGCCCCTCGGCGCGCTCGAGGTTCTCGCCGGCCTTGCCCATGGCACGGGCCAGGCGCTGGCTCTGCTCCTGGTAGGCCTTGACGGCTTGCCCAGCCTGCGAGGCGGTGGCGATCTGCCCCGCCAGCTGGCGCAGATCCTCGGCCACCTCTCCGGCGCGCTGTCGGACCTGGGCCAGGTTGCCGCCCTCCTGGGCCTCGGCCTGCTCGCGGGCCTGCTGCTGGAGCTCCTTGACGGCCTGCCCGGCCTGGCGCTTGTCGCTGTTGGCGGCGGTGAACTGGGTGCCGGCCCAGTCGGTGGCGGAGTCGAGCCAGGGGCCCAACTCGCCATCGTCGGGCATGCCGTGGTCGGTCTGGAGCCTGACCAGCGGATAGTCGGCGCCGCGGCTCTTGGCCTTGACGTCCATGCGCTCGTCCAGGAAGCGCCAGACGCGGGCGCCGTCCCACTCTTCACTCCCAGCCCCCACCAGCCCCTTGAGCAGCTCGGCCCTGGCCTTGTCGGTGCTGCTGGCGAAGTCGCCCAGGTCCCAGCGGGTGACGTGGGGCCCGACCAGCATGTCGGCTTGGATGTTGGCTTCGGTGGCCTTCTTGCCCTGCACCACGGAGAGGTCCCTGGCCAGGCTCTGGCCGTCGTTCCAGTCCAGGCGGACCTTGGCGGACCGGGGGCGGGCCGACGTGGGGCCGACGTAGACGCCGGGGCCTGGGCCAGCCTTGCGGGACAGCCCGCGCAGACCGCCGACGATGGCCTCCAGCCTGGTGGACTTGCCCGTGCCGTTGGGGCCGGCGAAGACGTCGCAGCCGTGGAGTTTGACGGTGCCGGTCCAGCCCTTGAAGCCGTCTCGGCCGGTGACAGTGAGTGTGGTGAGGCGGCGCATGGTCTACCCCTGCCCCAGCGTCGCGCGGATCTCGGTGAGAATGTCCTGCAGCGTCTCGGCGCTGGCGTCGCCCAGTCCGTCCACGTTGAAGGCGGCGAGGATGGCGTTGAGGGTCTCGTCGTCGTCGCCCACAGCGCGCTCAATCTGGGTGATGAGCTGCTCGCAGGGGGTGTCCTCGGGAGCGGCGGGTTGGCGAGCCTTCGGCATGGCCTTCTGCTCGCGCTGGACGGGCTCGGAGGGTGTCGGGCTGACCTTCACCTTCTCGCGTGGGCGCTCGGCGGGGATGGCGTCCTCGTGGAGGGTATCGTCCTGGGCGATGGCGGGCACGCTGTCGGCCAGTGCCTCCCGCTCGGGCTCACCCTCCTCCTCCTGCTCGAAGGGGTCGGCGTCGTCCGCCACGGCTTCCCAGGTGGCTTCGATGGCGCCGCCCTGGCGTTCCAGCATGTCGTCGATGGCGTCTTGCATCCGCTCGCGGCTGTCGTAGGCCACCCAGCAGATGACCGGAACGTCGATGTACTGCCGGCCCGCTGGGTCCTCCAGGAAGCTGTTGCGGGTGAAGCGCATCGGCACCAGGTTGGACTGCTTGAGGGCCAGACGGGCGCCCTTGCTGGTGGCGAAGCCGCGGACCTTGTCCGGGCGGGCCATCTCGCGGAGCTTCCGCTGGTTGTCCTGCACGGCGGGCTTGCTGACGTTCAGCGCCAACCAGGTCCCGAAGCTGTAGGGGTAGAACACCCAGGTGTCGTGCTCGTCGCCCTCCTCCATGCGGGCCTTGACCTTGCTGGTGACGATCTGGGCGACGTCGGCCCGGCCGCCGGCCAGCTTGGCCATGTCGGCCAGGTAGGCGTGCCAGACGTCCACTTCACCCGTCGCGAGGATGTGGATGGGCGAGCCGGTCTTGGGGTGGCGGCACTCCAGCAGGACGTCCTGCTCGACCTTGATGAGGACGCCGCTCTGCTCGTCGTAGGTGCAGCGAAACCCGGGCTTCAAGTCGTTGGCCACGGGGTCAGGGCTGGCGACGAGCGGGGTCACGCGGGCGCCCAGGGCTTTGCAGAACTTGGCGACGCCGGGGCCCCACACCTCGTAGTTGGGCTGCTTGGCCGAGTAGAGGTCCACGTCGGCGAAGAGGCGGACCCACTCGCACGCCTGGTGGGCGAAGCCCTCGTCTCCCAGTTTGACGGCGATTCGGGGGTTGTAGAGGTTGGCGACGAAACGCTCTGGGCGCTTGGCGATGGCGGTCATGGGGGTCACTCCTTGGGTTGGACGGTCAGAAGGGGAGGAAGGCGCATTTCGGGAGGTCACACGCAGTGCACGCAGTGCACACATGGGCGGGCCTGATCTCCTGGACGGACTCGATGGTCGCGTCGGCGTTGTTGGCGAGCCGTCGCAGGGTGGACAACAACCCCTCCAGGGTCTCGCGCAGCACGGCGTTCTTGGCGTCGAGCACGGCGACACGAACCTCGGCAGCCTCTGCGCGAGCCAGGGCGGCAAGGTGGGCGTCGAACTGCTCCTGTGGCGACAGGCGGCCCCAGGGGATGGCCTCGAGGGGGTGGTTGCTCACGACCCACTCCCCGGCCTGTTGACGTACATCGACACCACCAACGCCCCCCAGACGATCAGGCCCGCGAAGGCCCACCACCGGTCGAGGCCTGCGGGCTCGGACAGGAAATCGACGAGGGAGGCGATCATGCCAGCCCCCATTCCCCGTCGTCACCCTGCACGAGTTCGTCCGACGCCTCGGCGCACTCCCAGCACAGATGGTCCGGCGTGCCGACGAACGACTCGAGGACGTCGTCGAACTCGGCGTGACTGTCCTCTCCGCACTCGTAGCAGGGAGGGCGGCCGTAGGTCTCGACGTAGCGCTCGGGACCGACGCCCAGCAAGCGGCGGACCGCCCTGTCGTGACGCTCCGCGGTGCCGCTGTCGTTCTCGTGGGGCGACTCGGGGCGCATGTTGTGGGTGGTGCGGGGGATGTAGGTCACGACTACTCCTCGCCTTCTGCTGTCGTGAACGTGTCAGCCACGTCCCGGATCCCACGCTCGAGAGCGTACAGGGCCCGCGATTCTTCGCTATCCCATGAGTGGCTGTTGAGGATGCCGCCGCCCGACAAGAGCAGCTTGCAGTCCTCCGGGGACAGAACGAACGACCCGATCAGGGGTGAGAGAAGTTCGTCGGACCGCTCACGGCCCACGGTGGCCTCGAGGATTCCGGCGGCTCGGTGAATGTGGATCATGTCGTCTCCAGAGTGATGGAACCCCGCGACTCGCACCGGCGGGATTGGTGCTGGGGGCAGTCGCCGCGGGGTTCCGGTGAGAGTGCCAGCCCGTCCCCGTCGAGGGAATACCGTCCCCGTTGTGGGGTGTGAGGTGGGGATGGGCTGGCGGTAGGTCATTAGAGGGTCGCCGTGTCGATCTTGTTGCGACGGAGGCGGTGGTTGTAGGCGTTCGCGATCCCGATGCCGCATGTCCTCGCGCCAGCCGTGCCGACGACGATCTTCACCTTGCGGATGGCCTCCTCGATCGTGGGCAGCCCGACGTCTTGCAGCCGCTTGACGGCTTTCGGCGTGAGAATGGCAGGGGCGCGAGCGGCGAGCCAGAAGTAGCCTTTCAGCGCCTCGGAGCCGATGTGCTCGTGCTTGCTGATCTTGACCAGCGCGTCAAAGGCTGCGGCGGCCCGCTCCTCGTCCTGCCTGACGATTGTGACGAGGATGCCGATCGCGTGGATGACCGGGCCGCGGTACTTCCCGCCACGCGCGATCGTGTATCCGTGCCGATCCATGATCGCCTTCGTGGCGATGGCCGTGGCGTCGTTGGCCTGGACTCCAGCGCGATACTTGTGGTACGCGCTGACGTTGGAGGTCAGCAGGTTCGCGTCCAGGAACGCCTGGGCCTCCTCGGCGAGGTCCGCATAGCGAGAGATGATGCAGGGCAACTCATCGATCTCCCCACGCTGGAACGCGGCCCGGACACGGTGGCCGCCGTCGGTGACCCAGAGGGTATCGTCGGCCCGTCGCGCGACGGCGATGACGCCGCAGAGCGGCCAACTCCAGGACTTCGCGATCTTGGTGACCTTGACGTCGCTGACCGCCTCGCGCTGGTATCTGCCGTCGATGTTGAGGTCGAACTTCGACACCCTTCGGATCTCGCCGAGCGGCTGCACGTCGGCCCACTTGTAGGCCCGCGCCTTGTCGGGGGAAAACCCGTGCGGCATCGGGTGGAGATGCTGCGTGGGGGACTTGTCCAGGATGTTCATGCTGTCCTCGCGGTTCGTTGGGGTACGCCACGAAGCATATAGAGCCGGGGCGTGGGTGGCAAGAGAAAACGGAAGAAAATTGCCGTCGCCGATAATGTGCGCGCCACCGTGACAGCATCTACGCGCGAGGGTTGCGCCGGAAAGATTTGTCATGCCGCGATAGTGCTGCTATGCTTCCCTGCAAGGAGGCTCGATGACCATCACCGACAAGATCACTGAACGAATGGCGGCCCTGAATTGGTCTGTCCAGACCATGCACGGACGGCTCGCGGACGCCGGCTATCAATGCTCCGAGCGCACGGTCCGGAACTGGGTATCCGGTAAGACGGACATTCCACGCCTTGCCATTGGCAAGCTGTCCGTCATTCTCGGCATGGACCCGGCGGACCTCGTGCACGCAGAGGGGCCGAGACGATGACCCCCCACGGAGACACCGCCTACCCGGCCGCGCCACAGTTCAGCCATCACAAGCTACGCCGCGTCCTGCACGACGCCATCCTGGACGGCTTCGCCAACTACCACACCGCTGCCGACGGGCTCGACATCGACCCCGCCGAGTTGCAGGTGTTCGCGGCCGTCATGGAGCAGCGCGCCCAGGTCGCGGCGGCCCAGGCCCTCGCGCGGTTCTTTGGTGCGACGCCATGACCCACCACATCCTCTTCATCCCCTGCGAGCGGCTGGAGTCGTTGCTACTCTACGACAAGGCTGGGACCGGCGCTGTCGTGGCTTCTGCATTCCTGCGCCCCGGCGAGACCAAGTGGATCGGCGCCGGAACGCTGTGGGGCACGACCGACGTGACCGGATGGGAGCACGCCCTCGCCCTCGTCTGGCAAGGCATCCCGCAGCAGATGGCGATCTGGCCGCTGGTGGCGAGCATGCCGGACGGTACCGATACGCCGATGATGCGGAGCTACAGCATCGACAACGTGCTGGCCATCGCCCGCGAATGCGAACGCCTCGGCATGGGCCGGGTCGTGACGGTGGAGGCATCATGACCGAAGCCTACCTCAGCTACGCCTTCTCCGGCTTCTGGCCGTTCTGTGGCGCCTTCCTGCTGGCCGTCTTGGGCGCGTCCTTGGCTGCCTACCCGTTCAGGATCGTGTTCCTGGTCTGGAACCGGCTCATGCGCCACCTGAACATCAGGGCGCGCGGGTGGCCGCCTCCGCATCTGGATGCGGACGGGGACTGGAAGACGGGGGCATCATGACCCCCACCCCAGACCAAGCCCGCGCCCTCGGTCAGCGGCTCGTAGCGTGCCCCCGGTTCGCGTGGCGGCCGGGGATGCTCGACGACCAAGGCCGGCGCGTGTCGTGGTCTTACGACTGCGGCACCATCCACGGCGGGATCTGCGACGGCGACCACCGGGTCAGGCCAGAGAACGCGGCGATCTTCCACGACGCGTGGCCGGATTTGAGGGACGACGCCACCCGCGGCGCCGTGCAAGGACTCATCGAGGAATCTGTCGGCGGCCCTGTCTACACCGATCCGAGCTACGACAGGATCGGCGAAGACGGATGGGGAATCGTTGGCTGGCTCGTGAGGCACAGCACGGGCCGAAAGCAGGGCCAGGCGATTGCCCCTGACGCTTTCTGGGACACGTCTCCGTTGGTCATACCGCAGTCTCGCGAAGAGGCGCTCGTTGTGGCTGTCGCCGCCCTGGAGGCCGCGCCATGATCCACTGCCCCAAGGGCCACCCCACCAAGTGGGAGCCCGCCATCCAGCGCCACCACTGCGAGGCGTGCGGAGTCGGCTACCTCGCCGAGGCCTGCCACGAGCAGCAGGAGTTGGTCCAGCCCGCCCCCAAGCCCAGGCCCTCCAGGCTCCAGCGGTACCACATCGGCATCGACCCTGGCGCCACGACGGGGATCGCGCTCTTGGACGACGACGGGCAACTCGTGGCGTTCTGGGTCGTGCGGTGGCGTGACGCCCAGGACGAGCGCGGCGGGCATGAGCTCGAGGTGGTAGCTGCCGAGCTCGCCCGCATCTGTGGGGCCCGCCATGCCACTAGAGGCAGCGCAGAACGCCCCGTGGCGGCGCGCAAGGGCTCGGGCTCGGTCAAGTCCTGGGTCGGCCTGGGCGCCTACCTGGGGCGCGTGGAGCAGGCCCTGTTCAGGGCGCTGGGCTTCTACCCGTCGCGGCTGTCGGTGGCGGAGTGGCGGACCACTGTTGGCCTGCCAAGAAAGTGCGGAAAGCAGGACTGTATCGACCTTGCGCGGCGCATTCCTGGCGGCCTGCTCATCGAGGATCACAACGAAGCCGAGGCCGGCCTGATTGCAGACGCCGGCCGGCGAATCGAACAAGTTCAAACCGCCCGATAGGGCACAACAGGAGAGGCAACATGCCCGATCTCGCAGAACTCACCATCGACCAAGTGCCCGGCATCGCGTCCGGATTCATGGAGGCCATGTCCCGCGTGGCTGACGTCTACGCCGAGCGCGAGGACTACAAGGGCGACGTGTTCAGCGTCGTCGTCACCGCCAAGGTCGAAGTCCGCATGACAAAGCTCGGGACGGCCAGCGTCCACGGACTCGTCACCACCAAGGAACCCAACAAGAAGACCCACGGCAAGCCGGCCCACATCACGGGCGGCGCCGTGTTCGTCGAGCCCGAACCCGAGCAGGAGAACCTGTTCGCCATCCCCAGCAACGAGTGAGACCATGAAGAACCTCATCGACAGCATCCTGACCGCCATCCGCGACAACCACGAGCCCGTCAAGGTCCTGCCCTCCCCGGACGGCAACGGTGAGATCCACGTTCTCCGGGACGGAGAGAAGTGGCGAGAGACTCACATCACCGGCCCCAAGGCCCGCGTCGTCGAGCACGTCTTCACCGACCTGTCCGACTTCTGCGCCTTCATCGCCGACCGGCACGAGAGCAGCCCCTGCGACGTGCTGGTGGACGGCTCCTCCTCGAGCGTCACCTGCCACACCAGCCCCGGCGAGCGGTACCAGGACATGCTCACGCTCTCCCTGGTGACTCATCCAGCGTGCAAGGCGTGGCTGGGCATGGCGGCGTGGAAGACCCAGCAGCAGGTGGTCGAGCATCTGCGCGGATTCGGCGGAGCCGTCACCGACGACGGCGGCGCAGACTTCCTGCTCTCCAAGTTCCTCACCCTCAAGCTGACCGCGAAAGAGGAGTGGGTGAGCGAGGTGGACAGCAAGGGCCGAACCGTGGTGCAGTCGGCGAGCCGCGGCGAGCAGATGAGCGTCACCCTGCCCGACGTGGTCAACATCGAGATCCCGTGGTTCCGCGGCGTCGAGATCGACGGCGAGGGCTGCTCCTACGCCTGCGAGCTGCTGCTGAGCATGGACAAGGACGACAAGGGGCGCCCGATCTTCAAGTTCACCATGCCCTCCCGCCCGCTGGTGGAGCACTCCGCGCTCTGCGACGTGTCCGACGCGCTGCGCCAGGGCCTGGTCGCCGTGACGGGCTGCCGAGTGGGCCAGGGTCGCGCCAAGACGCAGATCGTTCCTCGGCTGGGATGAGCAGAGACTCGACGACGCCCGCCGGCCCGTGGTGCTGGCGGGCGTGGAGGCAGACATGACCCCCACCAGAACGCAACACCTCCCCGCCTTCGCCCCCGGCTCGTTCTACCGAGACCTGGACGATCTGATGCCGATTTCCCCGAGCAAGGAGCCAGACATGAGCGCATCCGACAGAGACGCCGCATGCGTCCCCAACGAGGACCCCGACTGGGATTGGTACAGCATCCAGTGGGCCGAGCACGAGGGCCGGCACTGGGTCGAGCGCGTCAACTGGGACGGAATTCCTGGCTCGGCGCTTCGGTTCAGCGGTCGCCTGCTCGACTACTCCGATATCGAGGGTGACGGCCACGAGATGCTCGAGATCGCCCACGCCATCGAGCATGGCGGCTGCACGGACTACGGCAGGTGCGCCGTCGAGACACTGGAGGACGGCACGGTCGAACTCTGGAGCCCGCGCAACTCCAGGGGCCGTGCGAGGGTGACGCGGCGCGTGGCGTTGGGGATCGCGAGGAGCATTCGGGGGGTGGCGCCTGTCGTCGAGGAGATCGAGGGGGAGGTGGAGTGATGGCCCGGCGAAGCATGCTGCCCCTCCTCATGATGGCGCCCCTCCTCGCGAGCGGCTCCGTCTCCCCAGAAGCCCAGGCCCGATGGGAGGAGGAGGAACGGCTCCGGCTCGTCCGTGCGCGGCTCAACCAGCTACTGGAGCAGGGTGTCCTGTCCTGCCCCTGTAGCCGCTGTGGGGCCGCTCCTGGCGTCCCGTGCAATCGCCAGACCCTGGGCAAGCACAGGTGGCACAAGGCGCGGCTGGACGCGTGGGAGACCAAGAGGGCCGCCATCCTGGATGCTGCGGCGGGCATGGAAGGCGGCGAGGAATGACCGCCCTCCACCTCCAAACCCCCGACGCCCGAACCCGCGATCTCCTCCTCCGCCTCGCCCTGGCCCTCGACTGCACGGAGCTCACCGACGGGCCGCTGTCCGTCGCGTGTCCGTACTGCGGGCGCGCGCCGGGGTGGGCGTGTCTCGACGAGCTGGGGCGCGAGAGGAAGCCGCACGGGGCGCGGAGGGTGAAGTAGTGAACGTCCTCGAGCTATTCGCCGGGGCAGGCGGCGCCGCCATCGGCCTGAAACGCGCAGGCATGGACCACCTGCTCTGCGTGGAATGGAACGAGGCGGCGTGCAGGACCCTGGAGGCTGCCGCTTGCGCCCGAGGGGAGTAGCCAATGGCGGACACGATCCACGCCCGATTCACCCGTTACGACAGACGGGTTCGGGCCGGCAGGGTCGGCGACCTCGTGGACGAGGTCCAGCGCATGAACGAAGGTGAGCACGTCCGCCCGCCGGTTCTGGACGAGCCGCGGATCACGGACAAGGACCGTGAGCGGTGCTCGTTGTTCGTCGGGCGCCTGCGTCTTGCGCGGCTCGAGAGATTCAAGGACGACGAGATCAACGAGACAACCAGGAGGAAGAGATGATCCCCACATGCTGCGACCCCGCCGCCCCCATCGTGCCATGCTGTGTCTGCGGGTCTCCGGTGCATACTTGCGAGCGAGCCGAGCCAGTGGCCGACGTGGCGCAGATTGACGGGTGGGACTACTCGTGCCCGTCGCATCCTGACGGCGCAGAGATCGCTGACGGCGTGTGGGTATGCTCGCCCGACTGCGACAGCGTGGCCGGGCGTATGAGTCAGATCCCAGAGGACCGCCTGCACCCGAGCGAGTGCGACTCCTACGGCTTCACCAGCCAGGGCCGCGACTGCATCGGGCGGGGATCTTCCTGCTGTGCTGGATGCGGAGAGTAGCGATGCGCGAAACCTACAAATCCATTGTCGAGCGCCACTTTCCGGCGTTCCACTGGCGCGGCCATACGTGGGCACCGTGGGCGACCATCGGCCCGTATCGGATCTCCGTGAGATCGAGCAAGCACGAGACCTTGGACTGGATCTCGCCCCGCCACCGCAAGACGAGGCAGCCGATCGTCATGCTCGAGATCGGTAGCCGGAAGAGCCAGTATTGGGCGTGCGGGAACGATCCGAGCCTGCCGCACGGGGTCAACGAGATCGTGAAAGACGCCAGGATGCACACCATCCTCGTCGCGCGCCAACTCGGCATGGACACGTCCTCGCTGCGCGTGAATCCCATGCCGCCTTGCGCCCGAGGGGAGTAGCTGTGACCCTCCACGCCTACCCACGCCTCGCCCCACAGGAGATCGTCTACCTTGCCCGTCAGGCCCTCGCGACCCTGGACGACGAGCAGGACCGCCACGTCATCCTGTGCTGGATGCACGGCCTCACGCAGCGGCAGACAGCCGCGACGTGCCCAAGGATGGACGGAGGCGTAGGGCTCACCTATGCGCGAGTGGCCGATATCCGGACGCGAGCGATCCGGCGGCTCAAGTACCACATGGGGCTGAGGTACGAGCGCGGGGTTGGGAACCGGCTTGACTGGCGCTGGGTGAAGATCGGGGACGACGCTGACGCCTTCTCTCCGATGCCGGATGCGCTGGACGTGGGGAGGCTTTGGGGATGACCCCACCCCGCCATCGTGGTATGCTCACCGTGCGGCCACAAGCCGCGAGTCCCATCAACTCCCTGCCTGGCCGTGCCAGGGCCCCTCGGCTGATCCCCGGGGGGTGCGGGGAGGGACGGAACACCGCCAGGAGTTGAAACATGAGCAAACAGGCTGACCTATGGGGTCAACGCGCGCACCCGACCAAGCCCGGGATCGACCTGCGCTGCTGCGACGTGGCCGAGATCCTGACCGAGTGCCGAGGAGCGCGGCTTGTGATGGCGGATCCGCCGTGGCAATACGACAACGCCGCGGTCCAGGGCAACGCCGAAGACGAGTACGGACTACTCACAATGGCCGACATCGGCGCCCACCTTCGCGCCGCCTACGACAGCGCCGCCGATGACGCCTACTTGCTCTGCTGGTGCACCTGGCCGAAGCTCGAGGAGTGGCTGACGGCTGGACACGAGATCGGATGGCGGTACAAGTCGGGCGGCTCGTGGCACAAGACCAGCGGGCTCGGCGTCGGCTTCCATTGGCGCGGCGATACAGAGCCGCTGCTGCTGTACGTCAAGGGCGCCCCCAAGCCGCTTGGCTGCGCCCGGAACGGATACGGGTCCCCTCGTCAGGCCCACAGCGAGAAGCCCGCAGAATGGCTGTCAGCGCTCGTGGAGGCGTTCACCGAGCCAGACGACCTCGTGCTCGATCTCTACGCCGGCCTCGCCCCCATGGCCCGTGCCTGTCTCGCTACGGGTCGGCGCTACCTCGGGGCCGAGATCGACCCGAAGCGGCACACTATGGCTATGGCTCGGCTGTGGAGACAGGGATGATTCACCCCTGCTGCCCAAAGTGTGGCGCCAAGACAAAGCGCGCCGGGTTCCATATTCGCGGCCAGTTCTGCCTGTGCGGGTGGTGGCGTGACGAGAACGGCCCTGAGCGACACCAGAAGGCGATGGCGCGGCGCGCGGAGCGTGAGGCTGCCGCTTGCGCCCGAGGGGAGTAGATTGTATGGTGCCTCCATGCCCATCCTCGCTGGACCAGCCGCCTACCGCCGGAGTCATGACCGGTGGTGCGGCTGGGGGCATGGAGGCCATCTCCTCCATCAGCGGCAGGCAAGGGCGAACCAGCGAGAGCGACATGAGACAGCAACGGAGGCGCCCCTGGGTGCCATGTGACGCGGCTTGGTGGCCGCTCGTAGCCGCCAGCCTCGAGAAGCCGTGGCCGCGTGAGGCCGTCTGGATGGACCTGCGGTGGTGGGCAGACCAGGAGCGGATGGGGCGAGCAAACAGGCCGGGAAGGCCAGCGCTGCGTGAGCGGTGGGGATGGACAGACTGGCCCACGAGGAAGGCGCTCAAGGAGGAGGACGTCTGGGGCGACCCCTCCAGCGATTCTCCAGCCGCTCTCCAGCCGCTCTCCAGCGATTCTCCAAACCCGCAACGGACGAACGCCGGGAATGGACGGAATTCCTCCAGCGATTCTCCAGCCGCTCTCCAGCCGCTCTCCAGCGATTCTCCCCACGCGCGTCTAGACACACCTACACACCTACACCCAGACACAAGAACACCAACAGCGCCGGCCCCTCCCGGGGCCTCACCCGCTGACGCGGGTGCCGCTGTCGGCTCGTCCGATGAACGACGGCAGAAGGGGTCGGCCCGTAGGCCTCCCCAAGAAGCAAACCGCAGATTCGAAGCCAGCGCCACAAGGAAGGACCATGCCCACCACCAGCACGAATCAGCAGCAACGACAGATCCGCCAAGTGGGCCAGTCGTGGTGCCCGCACAGACAGCAATGGGTCACGGATGTAGAGGGGCAACCAGCGCTCAGCAGGAGCATACGAATGGTGGAACAGGGGTGGTGCGACGCGACGAGGGAGTTCGTGACAGTCAGGGTCGTCTACCAGCACGGAAAGCGCCCGAAAATGAGAGAGACGAGCCCGTTGGTCAAGGACTACCTGACGTAGCCTGGGCCGCCATCAACGCCGCGGTGGGCCGCTCCTGGGCGCTCAAGCCGCAGTGGAGAAAGTGGCTGACCGCTGGTGCGAAGGAGATGGGCGGATGGGAGTCGTGGACCCTCATCGCCCGCTGGATCTCCGAGGGGCGCGAGGGCGACGGCGATGCCGTGTTCCTGCGCGAGACCAGGAAGAACCCCGAGACGGTCATCCGAGCCCGGAACCGCGGGGGGTACCACGAGCAGGCGAAGGACTGGGAGAGGCGGCGGCGAGGTGTTTCCAGATCGGAAACACATGCCCACAACGGCTACGTCCTGCCCCCCGAGAAGGCCTTCGCGCACGCCCTGGCCATCGTCGTGCGCCACGGCGAGCACTTCGACCGCTGGCACGAGGACGACAGGACCCACGCCGCCCTGGCCCGGGCTGTCTCGAGCTGCGGCGGCCGGCGGTGGGTCGGCGAGGTCACCCAGTACACCCGCAGGGAGCGGGAGAAGAGGCTCTGTGAGGCGTACCGGCGGGAGTGGGGGGGGTGTCATGCCTGACCGCTACGACCTCCGCCGCGGAACCATTCACCGCGCCTACGCCGAGAGCATCTATCCGACGATGGAGCAAGCATGAGAATCCAATGGACAGAAATGAAACGCTGGATGGCTGACGAACTTCGGTTCAACAGCGACGAGTACGACGACTGCGGGGAGGTGAAGCGAACGAAACTCGGGGAGGCATGGGCCGATGTGAGCAACTGGGAAGAAGAGCAGATTCCCGACGACGTATGGGACGCAGCCCACGAAGTCGCTACGTGGTGGGAGGCTCGTGATGAAGCCGTTTGATTCCGGCGAGCGGTGGACGCTCTACAGTGGAGACCTGTTCGACGTCCTGCCTCAGCTTGGCGTGTGCGCAAACGGGATCGTAAGCGATCCCCCGTACGCGACCGCGGGCGGAAACACGAGCGGGCGCGACTCCGCGACTGATACCCAGTTTTGGAGTTACTGGTTCCGTGGTGCGTGGGAGAGGATCTCGGCGTGTCTCGACGGCCGATCCTGCGGCTTTCTGTTCTCGGACTGGAGGATGATAGCGGCTCTTCACGGGTCCATCGCTGGTGGGATCGACAGACAGACCGCGAGCGCCTGGCGTCAGTCTCAGGCGCTTGTGTGGGACCGTGAAAGCATCGGGCTCGGCTCTCCGTTCCGTGCTGGCTTCGAGATGATCGGGTTCATCCGTGGCCCTGACTGGAAGCACGATCCAGAGATCATCCCAAGGACACTGCCCGCTGTGATCCGGCATCGTTGGCCGTACGGCAGCCATGCCCACCACGGAGCAGAGAAGCCGGCTGATCTGTGCGCCCAGCTCGTGAAGTGGACCGGAGCAACGCGCGTGCTTGATCCGTTCTGCGGGTCAGGCTCCACGGGGGTTGGGGCGCTGCGTGAGGGTCGGCGCTTCATCGGGATCGAGCGTGAGCCCGCATACCTCGAGATCGCTGCCCGACGACTGGCTCAGGCCGAATCGGATGGGGTTCAGGAGGGGCTTTTCGCATGAGTGTCAGCCTTCCGCCTCTTCCATGCTCGGAGCAGGCCCTCCCTGCGCTTCGCTGCGTGGTCCTCGCGATGGACGGCGAGGTGCTCAGCCTTTGTGAGACACTCGAGGTTCTCGAGCCTGTCGTCCGTCCTGTCTTCGTTGACGTGGTGAAGGACCATACCGTCCGGAATCTTACACCCAGCGGACAGCCAAACAACCTGAGCGCGAAGCCTCCACACGTTCGGCTCAGCGATCTTGACCCACGCCCGAGCCGCCTGGTTGCGCCCAGGGCGCGATCTGAAAGTCACAGAGCCAACAGGAAGCTTGTTGGCCGGGACTTTGCCCGGCTTGAAGTTGCCAGGCCCCAACGACCCGCGGCGGCTTTCCGCGTAGCAGGCATGAGAACAGAACCGCTTGGCGTTTCTGGTTCTGATCGGCTTTCCACAGTTTTGGCATTGACGCATATCGTTCCTCCGTTAGGTGGAGTATACCACGCCAAACAGTGGAACGCTACATGCATCGAGCCCGACCAGGACGGGCGCGAGTACATCGCGGCGGTTCTGCCGTCGTTGCGGTGCGAGCCATCGGCTGGGCTGCTGGATGGGCAGTGCGGGCTGTTCGGGACCGCCCCATGACTCCCGCCCACCAAGCCGCCATCCTCGCTCGCCTCGCCTGCGAATGGGACGCCCACGATGCCTGTGTGGCGGTCCTGCGCGAGCAGCGGAGACGACAGCGGATCTCGGCTACGATGAGACGACGAAACGAGCACCAGCGACGATGCCTCGCAGAGGGCGCGGAGCGTGAGGCGCGGGTGCTGTACGAATGGAGGATGAGCAGATGACCGAACGCAAGATCCCCTCCTCCCTCGACGCAGAGCGCGCCATCCTCGGCGCCTGCCTCCTGGACCCCTCCTGCTGGCTCATCCTCCGCGACGAGGTCAACGGCGAGGACTTCCACCGCGAGGCCCACCGACAGCTCTGGGGTCTGATCTCCGAGGTCAACGGTAAGGGCGAGCGCCCCACCTGCGACTCCCTGGTCGCCGTGGATCTCGCCGTGCAGCGAGGCCACGAGACCTACGGGGGCGCCGCGTACATCTCCGGCTTGCCCGAGGGCGTGCCGTCCACCCAGAACATCGAGATCTACGCCGCCCTCCTGCGGGACCGGGCCCTCCGCCGCCGCGCCATCGTCACCGCCCACGAGTTGCTCGAGGGCGCCTATCAGGGCGAGGACGTCTCCGACGTGCTGGCCCAGGGCGAGAAGGCGCTGCAGAGGCTAGCCGGGTCCTCCGTGCGCGACGAGTGGCGGACGCAGGCCGACGTGGTGGATCGCTGCTACCAGCTCAAGGCGGAGCGGACCGCGGCCCTGATGCACCAGGCCGTGGCGGGGACGTCCACGGGCTTCCCGAAGCTCGACGCGAAGACGGGAGGTCTACGGGGCGGGGACCTGATCGTCCTTGCGGCCAGGCCCGCCATGGGCAAGAGCGCCCTTGCGCTCAACATCGCCCGCAAGGCCTCCGAGCACATCACCGTCGCCGTCGTCAACCAGGAGATGATCGCCGAGCAGTGCGTTGATCGACAGTTCGCATCCGAGGCCAGGGTCAACACCACCTCGATCCGAAACGGCATCCTCGCCAGCCGCACGGACGATCACGCGAGGATGGCTGACGCGGCGGAGGCGCTACACGGCCTGCCCATCCACTGGCTCGACGTGTCCTGTACCGTCTCGCGCCTGCGGTCCCTGGCGAGGCGCCTCAAGGCCCGCGAGCCGAACCTGGGCTTGCTCGTGGTGGACTACCTGCAGCTGCTCGAGGCAGAGGACAGGCGGCAGAACAGAGAGCAGCAGGTGGCCGGCATGAGTCGCGGACTCAAGCTGCTGGCGAAGGAGCTCAAGATCTGCGTGCTGCTGTTGAGCCAGTTGAACCGCGGTGTTGAGATGCGCGAGAACAAGCGCCCCAGGATGGCGGATCTCCGCGAGTCAGGGGCCATCGAGCAGGACGCGGACATGGTGATCTTCATTTACCGCGAGGAGGAGTACAACCCCGACACCGAGAAGCGCGGTCTTGCCGAGGTCATCGTGAGCAAGAACCGGCACGGGCCGAAGGGGACGGTCGAGATGGGGTGGAGTGGGGAGTATCAGACGTTTTCGGACCTTGGCCGGCGGCATGAAGGCCCGTACGGCGGCGGGGAGGGGTACTGCTGATGGCCCGCATGTCCGCCAAGGAACGAGACCAGGTGTTGGATATGCTTGGGAAGCGGCAGGGGTATCCCAAGCCGATCCCGTACTCGGTGGTCACCAGCCGCACCGGGCATCCCCGGGCCAAGCTCCGGGCCATGGTGTTTCGCGACAAGAGGCGCAACGGGGTGGAAGCGAACGGAACGAACGGCGAACGAACGAACGCGGGAGAAACGAACGAACGGGAAACGAACGAACGAACGGAGCGGGAGGAACGTCTTCCGGTGGTCCGGTTCGATCCAGAGGACGTGAGGTTCACTCCGCAACAGCGGCTCGCGCTCGAGTCCCTCGCCGTGGGAGAGAGCAACATCAATGCCGCGGAGTTCGCTGGCGTCGTGCCCAGGACGATCCGAAAGTGGAAGCGACAGCCCGGCTTTGCTGCAGCGCTGGAGGACGCCCTGGACGAGCACAGTGAGCAGGTCAGGCGCACGCTACGGGAGGTCGCAGGCCAGGCCCTGGCACAACTGAAGGAGCGCCTGGACGCTGGAGCGATGGACGACAACGAACTTCGCCTGCTCGCCACCATGGCCCTCGACCGCACCGGCCATGGCAAGAGCAGCACGGTGGAGCACGCTGGAGGCGTCACGGTCACCCACGGGCTGGAGGACAAGACCGACGCCGAGCTCGACGCAGAACTGGCCGCCCTGGAGGCTGACGGCCGCGCGGACGCCATCGACCTGCACGAGCAGGACGGGGCCTACGGGGTGGAGGAGTAGCCGTGCAGGAGCCCACCCCTCGCCAGGCCAGGAGGGCGCAGATCCGCGCCGAGAAGGCCAGGCGCAGGAAGGCGAAGATCCGAGCGCGGCTGATGGAGAAGGCCCTCCGCCACGAGCGGGACGGCGCCTTCGAGGCGTTCGTCCGCCTGATGTGGCCGGTTGTCGAGCCCCGGGACCTCGAGTGGGCCCCGTTCATGTCCGTGGTCTGCCACTACCTCCACCGCCAGATGCTGGGGGATCCCGAGTACCGGAAGCTGCTGATCCTGCTCCCCCCGGGCACAGCCAAGTCCATCCTGGTCTCGGTCATGGCCCCCGCCTACGAGTGGCTGTTCAACCCCGGGGGCCGGAGCCTGTTCTTCACCGGGGACGATGACTTGTCCACCAGGGACAGCCGCCGCACCCGCCTTGCCCTCAAGGATCCGACCTATCAGGAACTGCTCGCCGAGTGGTGCCGGCGCCACGACTCCAAGCCCTGGGTGTTCGCCCAGGACCAGCAGGAGAAGCGCAACTTCGAGAACACCTCGCGCGGCTTTCGCCAGTGCCTGACCCTGCGCACCGGGGTCACCGGCAAGCGCGGCGACAAGATGGTCATCGACGACCCGCTCGACGTCAAGGCCGTGATCCTCGGCGGCCCGGAGGCGGTGGAGAAGCGCTGCCACGAGGCCCACATCATCATCGACCAGGCCCTGACCACCCGCGTCAACGACCCCCGGGACGCCCCGAAGACCCTGGTGATGCAGCGTCTGCACGTCAACGACCCCGCCGGCCATGCCCTGCGGGAGGGCGGCTGGAAGGTCCTGTGCCTGCCGATGCACTACGCGCCGGAGCACGAGCACGCCTCCGAGGACGATCCCCGCACGACGCCAGGGGAGCGCCTGCATCCGGCCCGTCACACCGACGAGGTCATCGCCGAGCTCCGCCGGGCCCTGGGTCGGCACGCAGAGGCTCAACTGGAGATGAACCCGACGCCGTCCGAGGGCGGCGCGGTCAAGCGCGAGTGGTTCCGCGAGCGCTACCACTGCGAGCCCGAGGACATCGCCGCCACCGCTGACGAGGTCTGGGTCACCGCGGACGCCGCGAAGAAGGGAACGATCGAGGCGGACTACAACGCCATCCAGTGCCACGCGAGGAAGGACGGCAAGCGCTATCTGCTCGACCGGACCTACGCCCGCATGGGGTCCATCGAATACTTCCTCGCCATGGACGCGATGATCGCCAAGTGGTCCAGGTTCATCGTCCGGACCTCCGGGGGCTGCCTCGTAGAGGACACGGCAAACGGCACGAACTACCTGGACGCCAGGTCTCCGTACTACATGGGCGTGGCCTTGGTGCGGTTCCATCCGAACAAGGACACCCCGGGCTCGGACAAGTCCAAGGCGGCGAGAGCCAGGTACCTGCAGCGCGCAGCCGAGGCCGGCGCCATCATCCTCCCAGCGCCAGAGATCGCGCACTGGGTCGGCGACTACATCGAGAACATCGTCGCCTTCCCGCTGGGCGCCAACGACGATGACATGGACGCGAGCAGCCAGCTGCACATGCGCTGGACCCGTGAGGACGAGGGGCAGGTCTCGCAGCGGTCTTGGTTCGACATGTTGGGTTAGGTGCTATCATTCTGGCCAGGAGGCCTCATGTCCGTCCGCTCAAGACTTCGCGACCTCGTCATCGGCCCACCCGCCCCTGTCGCCCCCCCGAGCCTGCGCGCCGACTCGACGTACTCCAGCGAGCAGAACCTCTCTGGGGCCGCTGTCAGCAACGCCATCTCCGGGCTCGGCGGCTACCGCGACTCCGGGGCCCAGGCCCGTCCCAACATCGAACGGGACTACCTCACGGCCGAGGAGCTCGTGGCCATGCTCCGCGGCGGGCTCTACCGGCGGATCTGCCAGCTGCACCCGTCCTGGGCGACCGCGAAGTGGTGCGCCATCTCCGACGACAGCGACGAGGAACGCCCCCTACAGCAGGCGATGCGGGACCTTGACGTCCGCCGCGTGTTCCGCCGCGCCGACACATGGGGCCGCGCCATGGGTGAGTGTCTGGTTCTGATGGTCACCGACGACCCGGACCCGCTCAACAAGCCGCTTCGGCCTGACAAGGTGAAGCGTATCCATCGCCTGGAGATCTTCGATCGTCGGGAGATCTTCCCGGTTCGCTACAACAGCGATATCGAGGCCGGTCCCCTGGGGATGCCCACCCACTACCACCTGTCGCCAAGGCGGACGGGGTACTCCAGCACCCAGGACAAGCCCCGCCGGTCCCTGACCGACGTGCACGCCTCTCGCCTGCTCCGGTTCTACGGCGACGACCTGCCCCCCTCCGAACTCGCGTTCGCCAACCAGGGCTACTCGGCGGCGTGGGGCGCGGACCCGATCGGACAGATGCTGTGGGACTCCATCCGGAACCTGTCCCAGACCGGGGCGTCCGGGGCTCGCATCGCCCAGGAGTTATCAATCGCCGTGTTCAAGATCGCGCCGACGCGTACCTCGGGCGACGAGAGCGCGAACTGGATCAGCCAGATCCGCAAGCTCAACATGATGAAGTCGGTGGCGCAGTCTGTGCTGCTCACCCCGGGCGACGACTTCCAGCGCGTGGCCGCGAACCCCAGCGGCTACAAGGACATTTCCGACCACGCCCGCCTGGAGCTCTCCCTGATGCTCGGGGCTCCCGTGACCCTGCTGTTCGGCGAGGCGCCCGGAGGGCTGAACACCGACGGCAGCAGCTGGCAATCCCTCTGGTACCAGGCCGTGGCCGATTGGCAGATCGACCGCTACGAGCCGCCCCTGCGCCAGCTTGTGACCGTGCTCTACCACGTCGAGCGCAACGCGCTGCCCAAGGAGTGGTCGATCGACTTCCTGCCGCTGGGCGATCTGTCCGAGAAGGAGCAGGCCGATATCAGGCTCGTCCACACCCAGGCCGACGCCGCCGCCATCATGGACGGGGTGCTGACCCCGGACGAGATCAGGAAGCAGCGCTACGCCCAGCCCGGGGGCTACAGGCACTCGATGCAGCCGGTGGAGGACGATCCCAAGCCCGCGCGAACCCCGACGCCCGATGACCCCGCGGCGGAGGAGGCCGCGCGCAGGATGATCGAGGAGCAGATCGCCGCCCAGCAGGCCCAAGACCGAGCAGACGCCAGCGAGGACTCCCTGTGCCTGCTGGTGCCCGTCCCCCAGGCAGGCATCGAGGAGCACGCAGAGTGGCGCAGGAAGGCCGAGGCCATCGTCGGCCCGCTGGCCCACGACGAGCCCCCGCACGTCACCGTGCTCTACCTGGGCGACGTGGACCCAGCCAGGGACGGCGAGGTGGAAGCCCTGGCCCGCCCCATCGCCGAGACCATGAGCCCCCAGCGCATGGCGACCTCCGGGCTGCAGGTGCTGGGAACGGCCGCGGTGCTCGAGCACGACGGCTGGACCCTCCGCGAGCTCAACGAGAAGCTGCTGCGCGCTCTGGCCCACATGGTGAGCGCCAAGCAGTTCCCCGGCTACCGAGCCCACGAGACCTTGGGATACAGCGAGACCATGAGGCCCGAGGACGTCGGGCGCCTGCTGGAGCTACAGCGCGACTGGGTGGCCGAGCGCGACGAGGACAAGTCCCCGGGCTGGATCGCCTCCCGCCTGGAGCTGCGGCGCGGTGACCGTGTCGTCGCCACCTTCCCGTTCCTGGCGAATCGGAAGGACGGGGGCGAGGAGTGACCAACGACTCCACCGTCTGCCTCACCGTGGACCTTGCCCCCGTGCGTGAGGTGGTGGACTCCATCGAGGACCTGCGCCGAAGGTGGGCCGCCCTGCCCCCGGCCGTGCGCCAGAGTCTGGCCCGGCTGATCTGGCTGCGGCCAGACGGCGAGGTGGTGCAGTACAGGGCGCAGGAGGAGGCCCCGTGCCCATCTACCAGGTGAAGGGCGGCTGGGTCTCCGGACGCTCCCGCATCGTCCACGCAGACGTCGATGCCGCCGCCAAGTTTGCCCTCCGCCGTCGTGCCCGCATCACGGCCAGGGACCGACGGATGCTCCTGGGCCGCACGGACGCCAAGCGCGCCGGGGGCCCCTTCTCCGGCCGCGTCCCCCGCTTCTCCGACCGCCTGGAGACCATGCAGCGCGAACTACTGCAGTCCCGGTGGCAGTTCGTCTTCGACCTGGTGATGCGCGTCGCCCGTGCCTCCATCCGCGAGCAGTCCAAGCAGGTGGAGGAGCTCAAGGGCGACCTGTCCAAGCGCGTGGACGGGGTCATCCTGCCGCGCCGCATGGACGCCGGGCCCTCCGTCCCCGCCGTGATCCAGGCCGTGCGCGGGATGCTGGACGACATTGTCGAGGCGGACGTCCCCGGCCTCGAACTCATCGGCAGGGAGATCGACGAGGACACCACGGACGCCACGGACCGGGAGTTGTCCCGGCTGTTCACAATCCCGATCGCCACCCACGTCCCCTCCCAGGACGTCAGGGCATGGGTGCTGGCCAACGTGGACTTCTCCCGCTCCATGCTGGACAAGGGCCTCGACGCCCTGGAGCGGACAGCGGACGAGGTCATGCGCGCCGTCGCCGCAGGGAAGCCGACCCTCGACCTGGCCAAGGAGTATCAGAAGCGCTTCGATCTGACGTGGAACAAGGCGAGCTTTCTGGCCAGGGACCAGACCGCGAACCTGTCAGCCGCCATCGCCCAGCAGCGCATGGAGTCGCTGGGGGTCGAGGAGTATCAGTGGAGTACGGTGGGGGACTCGAGGGTGCGCCAGGAGCATGCCGACCTGGATGGCAACATCTACAAGTGGAGCCAGCCGCCCGTGGCCTCCGATGCGGGGGACCGTGGGCACCCCGGGGAGCTCTGGCAGTGCCTACCAGGTGACACCGACGTGTCGCTCTGTCATCTCGCACGAGTAGCGTACCGGCGATGGTTCAGCGGTGATCTGGCCGAGATCGTTACGGCCACGGGTGAAACGCTTCGTGCGACACCGAACCATCCTGTACTCACGCGGCGCGGCTGGATCCCGGCGCATCTCGTCGAGGTGGGCGATGAGGTGTTCCGCGTTCGCCACGATCTCAGCGACAGAGCGGAAGCCGACGTAGAGCACGGAGTAGCCTGCATTCAGCAGGTGTTCGACGCGCTTTCGTCTGTGTGCGCTTGCGAGCGGTCCGGAAGCGTCCCTGTGGATTTCCACGGCGACGGCGCCGACGACGATGTCGATCTCGTACGAGTCGATTGGGACCTGCCTGGCGTGCTCGACTCCATGAGCCGTGAGGAATCCCGCGAACTCCTTCTCGCCTTTGCCGACGCGCCGACGCCCGCACTTGGCGATGTTGCCGAGCCACTCCGCGCTCTTCTCGTGGCCCCTGACAGCCTCGTTCGCGGCGCTGGTAAGGCGCTTGCGTTCTTCCTCGGTAGTACTGGCCATGCGGACGAACATGGCCTCGCTACGCCCGCGAAGTTCGACGCCGCGACGCTTGAGTTCGTTCGTGACCGTCTGTCTCTGCACTCCGTAGAACTCCGCCAGAGCTTTGACGCTCTCGCCAGCCTGGTATCGAACGGCCATCTCGGTCCGGTCGTAGTCCTTGGCGTTTGGCGCCGTACGCTTGGGGCTGATGTACTCGAACCCATGGGCGCGGAGGCACTTGCCGACGTTGTCAGCGCCGCCCCCCAGGGCCTCGGCGATCTCTCGCAGGTTGCGCCCATCCAGGTTGAGGCGGTGCGCGTTCTCCGCGTAGGTAGCTGTGTATTTGCGGGCCATGTCTACAACCTCGAGACCGCGACGGGATGGTATGCGGCCAACGGCATCATAACGCATAATTGCAGGTGCGTCGCTTTACCCGTACTCAAGAAGGGCGCCGAGGAGCGCGCCCGACTCATCGCCGAGGCGGACGCCCGCAAAGAATCGGAACTCGCGTGGATGCAGGCGAGCCCGACGGTGCGGGGGGAGATCCCGAATCAGTC